GTTATTTTCGACCCGCGATCTTCGCCTAGCGGGTGACCCCGAACTGGCTAAAACCTAGTCATACCAAGCACTTTGCCCCCATCCCCCCGCCGCCTTTATCGGGTCTTTAGCCTGACTTAAGCCCATTCAAGTCGCAATAAGGCATGAGACTGGTTCGCAAGAGCGAATTCGCCAGGATCCGTGGGGTGACCCCGGCGGCGATCACGCACGCGATCAGATCTGGCCGAATCCGTGGCGCCGTGGTGACCCGCAACGGCAAGGAGTTCATCGACCACGACCTGGCGATGGAGCTGTGGGAGCGCAACACGATCAGCGACGATCCACCCCCGCCACGACAGCCAGCTGCCGCCCCCACGGCCGCCGACCGCAACGAGCTTCGGGCGATCATCGACGCGATCCCGGACGACGAGATCCCGGACATCAACGACAGCCGCAAGCGCCGGGCCTATTACCAGGCCGAGAAAGACAAGCAGGATGCGCTGCAGCGCCGCGGCGAGCTGGTGCCGATCACAGACGTCCGCCGCGAGGCAACCCGACTGGGCCGCCAGGTACGCGACCTGCTGCTGATGATCCCGGCGCGGAACGCGGCGAAGCTCTGCACCATGCAGGACCAGGAGGACATCCGGCTGCTGCTGCAGGTCGAGATCGAATCCGCCTTGCGAGGCCTGGCCAATGCCTGACGGCGCCCTGATCTACCGCGAGGCCCTGATCGAGGCCCTGCAGCCCCCGCTGGACCTGACCGTCAGCGAGTGGGCGGACCGAGAGCGGCACCTGACCAGCCGCAGCAGCTCTGAGCCGGGACTGTGGCGCACGGATCGCGTGCCCTACCTGCGCGAGCCGATGGACCTGCTGAGCCCGCGTGAGCGCCGGATTCGACGAGTTGTGCTGCTGTTCGGCTCCCAACTCGCCAAGACCGAGTGCGGGCTGAACTGGCTGGGACGAACGATCGCCATGGATCCGGCGCCGTTCCTGGCGATGTTCCCGACCGAGTCATTCGCCAAACGCCAGGTGCGTCAGCGCCTGACTCCACTGTTCGAGGACAGCCCAGCGGTCAAGGCGAAGCAGATCAGCAGCAAGTCGCGGGATGCCGCCAACGCGATGTTCCTGAAGGAGTTCCAGGGCGACATGCTGCTGAGCATCATCGGCGGCAACAGCGGCAGCGCGGCCCAGGGCATGCCGGCTCAGAACGTTTGGGCCGACGAGGTCTCGAGCTTGCCGCTGGAGATGGATGACAAGGGCGACCCACTGGAGAACGCCGAGGCCCGTCAGACCAACTTCCCGGACCGCAAGAGCCTGATCACCAGCACGCCCGGCACGCGCGGCACCTGCCGGATCACGTGGGAGTACGAGGAACGCAGCGACCGGCGCCGGTACGCGGCCCTGATGCCGTGCTGCGGCGCCCACGAGGTGCTGGTGTGGCGGGATCACATGGTCTGGGATCGGCCCGACGGCGAGGTCTGGTGCCAGTGCCCGGCCTGTGGTGAGCGCATCGGGCAGCACAACAAGGGCTCCATGCTGGACGGCGGCATCTGGCGGCCGACGGCGAAGGGTGATGGCGAGACGGCTGGATTCCACCTGCCCGGGTGGTACGCCCCCTACGGCTGGCTGAGCTGGGAGAAGATCCGCGACGAGTTCCTGCGGGCGAAGGACGACCCTCTACTGCTGAAGGGCTGGGTGAACAAGCGCGCGGCCGAGGCCTGGGAGGATGCCGCGATCGCAGCGGTCAGCGCCGAGGGCCTGATGAGCCGGTTGGACGGCGCCCACGAGGACGGCACCTGCCCAGAGGGCGTACTACTGCTGGTCCAGACTGTCGACGTGCAGGACACCTGGCTGGAAACGACTGTCTGGGGGTTCGGCCGCGGCGACGAGATGTGGCGCATCTGGCACCAGAAGGTCGAGCTGACACCGGACGATCCGGAGGCGTGGGAGCAGATCGACAGCATCCGCCGGACGCAATGGCCCACGGCAGCCGGTGGCACGATGACGATCAAGGCCGCGGGCGTTGACACCGGCGGCCATTTCACCCACGAGGCCTACAACTACTGCCGCGAGCGATCCCGCGAGGGCGTGGTGGCCCTGAAGGGCAGCAGCACCAGGTCGGCGGTGGCGATCAGCAAGGGCAAGAAGGTGGACGTGAACACGAAGGGCGAGACCATCAAGGGCGGCGTGACGCTCTACATGGTCGGCACCGACAGCCTCAAGCGGACGATCTACGCCCGGCTCAAGCGCGACGTGACCGGCCCTGGCGGGATCCACTTCGGCACCGGCACGACAGAGGACTACCTGCGGGGCCTGACCTGCGAGCGGCTGGTGCCGAGATCGGTCAAGGGGTTCCAGGTGCTGGAGTGGCAGAAGCCGGCGGGAGCCCGCAACGAGCCGCTGGACCTGACGGTCTACGCCCTGGCGGTGCTCGAGCTGATCAAGCGTCGCTACCACCGCGCCACGATGTGGGACCAGATCGAACGGCAACTGAAGCCCGCTGCCCCCGCGCCCGCGCCTGAGCCGCTCGGCACTGCCCCGCTAGAGTCCAGGCAGCCCCGGCGCCGCGGCGGGTTCGTGACGAACTGGTGATGACCGCAAGTTTCCCCGCAGAGGTCCGGCCGGGCGACACCCTGATCTGGGGCACGGCATCGGCTGCAACGCCGACCGGCGGCCCGATCACGGCCGGCGCCGGCTGGGCGCTGACGACCTACATCCGGTTCCCAGTCGCCACCGGCGCCACCCAGTCAACCGGCGCGGCATCTGGCGATGGATGGGATTCAACGGTGAGCGCTGCGCTGACCAGCCTGTTCCCGGCTGGGCAGCGCGGCAGCTGGCAGTCAGTGGCGACGCTGGCGGCAGACGCCTACACGATCGGGTCGGGATCGTTCATGGTGCTGCCGAGCCTGACGGCCGCCGGTGCGATCGACACCCGCAGCCAGGCGCGGAAGGATCTGGAGGCATGCCAGGCCGCGATCCGGGCTGTGATTGCCGGCGGCGGGGCGCAGGAGTACCGGATCGGCACGAGGCAGGTGAAGCGGTATGAGCTGAGCGAGCTGCTGACGCTGGAGGCCCAGCTGAAGGCGGAGGTGGCGCGGGAGGAGGAAGCTGAGAACATCGCCGCCGGCAGGGGCAGCGGCCGGACGCTCTATGTGAGGTTCACCTGATGGGATTCTGGCAGCGGATTCAGCACGCCTTCGCCGGCCCACTGCCCCCGCAGCCCGCGCGACGCAGCTATGCCGCCGCGACCGGCGGCCGACTGACGGCGGGATGGCTGACGGCGGGCACGAGCGCCGACGCTGAGATCCAGGGCAGCCTGCCGCGGATCCGGGACCGGGCCCGGTCAATGGATCGGGATACCCCCTACGTGCCGCAGATCAAGCGGCTGGTGCGGGACAACGTGGTGGGCCCCCACGGCATCCAGCTGCAGATGCGAGTGATGCAGCTACGCGGCGGCCAGCTGGATGAGCGGATCAACTCGTCGATTGAGCAGGGCTGGCGGCAATGGGGCAACCGCGACAGCTGCGACGTGGCGGGGCAGAAGTCCTGGCTGGACTTTGAGTGGCAGGCGGTGATGGCCGGGGTGGATTCGGGCGAGACCATCATCCGCTTCGTCCGACAGCCGTTCGGCCGCAACAACCGAATCCCACTGGCACTGGAGGCGATCGAATCCGACCAGCTGGACCTGAACCACGTCGGACCGTTGAAGGATCCGCGCAACAGTTGGCGGATGGGAATCGAGCGCGACCGCTGGGGGCGTCCGCAGACCTACGCGATCCTAACGGCTCACCCGGGCGATTACCTGACGTCGGGCACGAATGCGGCATCGCAGCGCCGGGTCGAGTACGTGCCGGCGGAGGACATCGTGCATGTGTTCTTCCCCGAGCGGCTGGGCCAGACCCGTGGCGTGCCGCGGATCCATGCGGTGATCGCGGACGCGCACCAGGCGAACGGCTATGAGGAAGCGGCGACGATCCGGGCCAGGACTGCGGCGTCGCAGATGGGGTTCATCCGCACCGATGACGGCGAGCTGATCGGCGATGGGGTGATGGATAACCAGAGGGTGACGGACTTCGAGCCTGGGGTGTTCAAGTACCTGAAGGCTGGCGAGGATGTGGTGGTGCCGCAGATGCAGTCGCCGGACTCGCAGTTTGAGATGTTCGTGCGGCAGAAGGGGCGGCGGATTGCGATGGGAACGGGCGTGAGCTACGCCAGCCTGACCCGCGACGCAAGCCAGGCGAGCTACAGCAGCCAGCGCCAGGAGTATCTGCAGGATCAGGACGCCTGGAGCGTGGAGCAGACGATGCTGATCCAGCGTCTACACGAGCGAGTGTTCGCCGAGTGGCTGCCGCTGGCTGTGCTGGCCGGCGCGGTGCGGCTGCCGGACTTCGAGCTGCGACCGGAGCGCTACCTGATGGCGGCGCAGTGGCAGCCGAGGGGATGGCAGTGGGTGGACCCCAAGAAGGAGGCCGAGGCGAACGTGATTATGGAGGGAGCGGGCTATGTGAGCAAGACCCAGATCATCGCCAGGCTGGGGACCACCTACGAGCAGATCTTGAAGGACAAGCAGCAGGAACAGCAGCTCGAGGCCCAGTATGGGGTGCGGCCTCAGGCGCCACCGATCCGACCGGATCCGCCACCGGAGGACTCGCCAGATGCCTGACCTGACACCGACCGCCGGGATGCGCGAGGAAGCGCAGCGCTACCGCGACTGGAAGGCCGAAGGCCGCCGCGGCGGGACAGCCGTGGCCGCCAGGCGTGCGGGGCAGATCCTGAGCGGTGAGCCGCTGTCTGAGCAGACCGTGATCACCATGGCCGCATGGTTCGCCCGGCACGAGGTGGACAAGCAAGCCGAGGGCTTCCGGCCGGGAGAGGACGGCTACCCCAGCCCGGGGCGTGTGGCATGGGCAGCATGGGGCGGCGATCCAGGGCAGCGGTGGGCGAGTGAGAGGGCCGATAGCATCAAGGCAGATCGCAGCATTGCCGGGATGGAAGATCAGGGGGCCCGCCCGTATCCGAATGAGCATGCCGCGCGACTGGTGGACCCGGATGGGTTCGATAGGTTCCGCCGCCAGAACGACGCCGGGGGCGAGGGGGTGGACTTCATCTACGGCATCAAGGGCGACGATCCGGTGGTGCTGCAGGCGATCCGATTCGATGCCGAACGGTTCACCCCGGCGGAGGCGCGGAAGTGGCTGGACGACCACGATCACCAAGCGATCCTGTTTGAGGAAGCGACGGGGGAGCGTGAGCTGACGCCAGACATGACGGTGGCGCAGGGGATGCTCTACGAGGCGCTGGAGGAGATCACCGACGAGGTGGGCCAGTTCAGCCAGGCCGATGCCCACTACATGCCCGAGAGCCCGTTCGTGGGGCAGGGGATGGTGTGCAGCAACTGCGCGTTCTACCAGGGCCCGGCGGCCTGCGAGGTGGTCGAGGGCGAGATCGCCCCGGGCGCACTGTGCAAGCACTGGATCATCCCGGCGAGCAAGCTGAGCGCTGAGCCTGCGGCCCCGCGCCAGCTGGCGCATGGTGAGATGGAGCGGTGCTTTGGGTCTGGCGTGGTCCGCCGTGAGCTTGACGTGGCGATGGCTCCGGAGGCGATCGAGGACGGGATCCGGTTCACGTTCAGCAGTGAGTCACCGGTGGAGCGGTGGTTCGGCAGTGAGGTGCTGAGTCACGCCCCTGGCGCGGCGGACCTGAGCCGGCTGAACAATCGAGCGGTCCACCTGTGGAACCACGACCGCGACGTGGTGCTGGGTGTCGTGACTGGCGCTGAGATCGGCGCCGATCGCCGTGGTGTGGTGACGACCCGCTGGAGTCCGAACACCAACGAGCGCGGGAGTCAGGAATGGAAACGCCGGCAGGACGTCGAGAGCGGGATCACGAGCAAGGTGAGTTTCGCCTATGAGGTGCGCGACGCGATGGACATGGGCGACGGCAAGATCCTGGTGACCAAATGGGCACCGCTGGAGGTCTCCACCGTGTCGATCCCTGCCGACGACTCGGTGGGGCATGAGCGGCAGCTGCAGGCCAGCGCTGCCGATCTGGTGGCGCTCACCCACGAGCTGCAGCGGGAGCGTCCGGCTGCCGCCCCACCGGAACCTGAACAATCGCAACCCTCTAGCATGGAAGAGCATGTATCGGCCCCGCCCGAAACGATGACCGTCGAAACCCAACAAGACGCCCGTTCGGCCGCTGAGGTCGAGCGTGAGCGCATCAAGAGCATCAACGCCATCTGCCGCCATCACGGCATGCCTGAGGGCATGGCCGACGACCTGGTCGACGCTGGCGCTTCCGTTGACCAGGCCCGTGAGCAGGTGCTGGGCAAGATCGGCGCCCGCAGCCGCGAGCTGCAGCCCGGCGGCCTGCACGTCGAGGCTGACGCCCTGATCGGGATGGATCAGCGCGACCTGAAGCGCTACTCGATGATCAAGCTGCTGCGGCACATGGCCGAGCCGACCAATCAGTCCCTCCGCGATGCCGCCGGCTTTGAGCTGGAGTGCCACAACGCTGCCGAGGCCAAAGCCGACCGTGCCGCCAATGGCAAGTGGGTTCCGTTTGACGTGGTGGTCGCCAAGCGCGACCAGACCGTCGGCAACTTCGGCAAGGGCGGCGCCCTGGTCGGCACCGAGCTGCTGGCCGGGTCGTTCATTGATCTGCTGATCAACCAGTCGGCCCTGCTCCAGTCCGGCATCACCACCCTGGCGGGCCTGACCGGCAACGTGGACATTCCCCGGAAGACCGCTGCATCGCAGCACTACTGGGTCGGCGAGGACGTTGACGTCACCAACAGCGACGCCACCTTTGGCCTGATCTCCAGCACCCCCAAGACCATCGGCGTTCGAGTGCCGGTGTCCCGCCGGTCCCTGATCCAGACCACTCCGGACATTGACACTCTGGTGCGCCAGGACATGGCCGAGCGCATGGCGCTGGGCGTGGACTCCAGCGGCCTGTACGGCACCGGCTCCAATGCGCAGCCGCTGGGCCTGCGCAACGTGACCGGCATCGGTTCGGTGACCCTGGGCGGCGGCGCCTCTCAGGTGTACCCGGCCAACCTGGGCAGCGGCACGCACGACTCCGGCGACTGGGCCGACTACATCGACCTGCGGGCAGCCTGCACCGCGGCGAACGTGAACGTGGGCAGCGCCCGCTACATCATGAACGCCATCACCGAGGCCGGCGGCATGAAGACCCTGCGGG